GACTGCAAATTCAAATGCAAATTTTGAAATAGGCACACAAGGCACAGGTAAAATTGAATTAACAACAGATGATTCCAGCATATTTGAATCAACAAAATACACAGAATTCTTTGGAAGCACAGACAATATCAGAGGTGTTGTGATCAACACCAACCAAGAAGTAAATGCCAACACCACAGGCAGAAACTACCAGAACGTGATCAACCAAGACACAAAACTTGTCACAGCAAGTTCAAGTTCGAACTCAAACTTCAGACAGAGAACTTTATTGGTAACAAACGCAACAGACATGAATGGTTTCTCTTACACACGATCAGGTTTTTCGAGAGGTCCGGTTGCATTAACATTTGGATCAACTGCAATGAACAGTGGTGGCAGTGCATCCACGCTTAAAACTTTAAGAGGATTTGATTCACAGGCAGGTATCTATGTTGGCTCATCAGGTAACCTTGCAAGTGACTTAACAATCAATGATGTGTATGCGGCCAACTCAACAATTTACGCGGCAGATGACAGCGGAAGTGCATCAGGTACTGCAACTGTCGAGGATGCATACAACTATCGTGCTTCATACTACAAGACATCAGGTGATACTATCACAGACATCTATGCATTCTACAACGAAGGTGCTGAAGACACAGCGGCAACCAACAGATATGCATTTTATTCATTGGATGCTGGGGCATCATCAAGAATGGGTGCAATTAGATTAGACAACCAATCAGGTGATCCAACAAATGGATCAGACTTCAGTTGGATATATGCCAAAGATGATTCAGGTTCATCAGAAGTACACGTAAGGGACGAAGCAGGAAACGTTACTAAGATATCTCCGCACAACACAGAAGGCGAGTGGGAATATTATTCTGTAAACAAACACACAGGCAAAACTGTTAGAGTCAATATGGAAAGAATGATTCGTAAATTAGAAGAATACACAGGCGAAACATTCATTGAAAACCAATAATATAATATAATTGAGTAAATATTTCATTAAATAAAGTTTGTTATAACAAACAACCCTTATAAGGAGAAAATTTAATGACAGCACTTTCCACATATGCAGAAAGAAAAGTCCTAGATTTACTATTCAAAAATACTTCTTTTACAGCACCACAGGCATACATTGGTTTGTTTACATCAGACCCAACAGATTCAGCATCTGGTACAGAAGCAAGTGGTTCAGGATACGCAAGAATTAGAATAGACAACAAAATGAGTTCTGCGACAGCAAACTCAGACAACAGTCAAATTACAAACAGTTCAGCAATAACATTTGCCGCGGCAAGTGGTGGAGCATTCGGTACAATCACACACATCGGCATCTTTGATGCAAGTTCAAGTGGTAACCTATTGGCACATGGTGCACTAGCGGTTGCAAGAACAATCACAGATGGCGACACATTCCAAATTAATGCATCTGGTCTTGTAATTACTATTGACTAGTACAGCATTTAAATTGGAGCACCGATGGCTACTTTATTAGGAACAGCAAATCTACAGATCAATACCTTCACTGGTAACCAATATGTGGCACAAGACTATGTGGCACAAGATTATGTTGCAGGTGGTATAGAAGGTATTATACCTAGAACAGCCACAGTTTTAACAATCGCTGGTGCAACAATCACTTGTAATGCAATAAGGATAGTGGGCACAGCAAGTGCAACGCTTCCAATAACATCAACTATTCAAATGGGTACCACAGTGTTCGCACTAGCGGCAAATCCATTTAATACATTTATTGTAAGTCAAGAAACACGTGTAAATACAATTCAACGTGAGACGCGAGTCAAAAAAGTTAAACAAGAAACAAGGGTGTTTGAAATAGCATAAGGAGAAACACATGGCAGACTTAACAGGATTTAAAAAAGACAACAAAGGCATTTTCATAGTAAAAGATCCTGACGCAAACATACAATACGCATTAGACTACTCAGAATATTTGAACACAGGCGACACAATACTGGATGATTCAACAGGTGAACCAACAGTAACATTAGGCACAATATCCGGCGATTCAGCACCCTTGGCATTTCCAACATCTCACGCACAAGACGTTTCAGCAACAAGCACAAAAGTAACATTCAGGGTAAATGGAGGCACAGCAGGCAACAGTTATCCAGTAGAAGTAAAAATTGTAACATCAGCAGGTGATACTGATTCAAGACATTTTAGAATTATTTGCAAAGATAAAGGATTAGAATAATGGGAGTAGTTCCAGATAACAAAGGCAAGAAATACAAGACACATGATCCTGAAATGATCAAGAGATTGGCGTCTACAATGTGTACCTATGAAGAGATAGGTTACATCATTGGCATGACTGGTGAAGGTGTCAAAAGAAGATTCAACAAAATTATTGAACAAGGCAGAGCCAAAGGCAAAGCCAGCCTAAGACAGGCACAGTTTGAAAAAGCATTGGCAGGTGATACAAGAATGCAAATATGGTTGGGTAGAAACTTCCTTGATCAGAAAGATGACCCTAACGCAGAAGAACATTCAACACCACTACCATGGGACGAGGATAAAGAATAATGAAACTATCTGTACCACAAAAAACAGTAGCACAAGATCCAGCAAGATTTAAAACAGTTATCGCTGGAAGAAGATTTGGCAAAACAACACTTGCTATCAGAGAAATATGCTATCATGCAAGACTACCTAACCAAATATGTTGGGCAGTGCTTCCAAGTTACAGACAAGCAAAAATGGTATGGTGGGATCAATTAAAAACAAAATTAAAAAGTTTAAATTGGGTAAAAAAAATAAATGAAGCAGAACTATCAATTGTGTTGAAGAACAACAGCAAAATAAGTTTGAAAGGTGCAGATGGCGCCGGCTTTGAAAACCTAAGGGGTGCAAAATTAAACTTCTTGGTATTGGATGAAGCGGCAAACATTCCATCACAGGCATGGACAGAAGTATTACGTCCTGCACTTGCTGATTCGGAAGGCAAGGCATTGTTCATTGGTACACCAAAAGGTGTTGGAAACTTTTTGTATGACTTGTATCAAACAGGTGAAGACACAACACAGGATCAATGGAAGTCATTTTCATTCACAACAGCACAAGGTGGATTTGTGAGTGAACTAGAAATAGAACAAGCAAAGAGAGACTTGGATAAAAAAACATTCCAACAAGAATTTGAGGCAACTTTTGTAACATACAGTGGTATGGTATACTATGGATTCAAAAGATCAGAAAACGTTGCAGAATTTACATTTACAAAACCACAAAAAATAATACACGTTGCCATTGACATGAACATTGATCCAATGTCAGCAGTTTGCTTTGTAATAGTGGATGGCAAAGTTGTTGTTATAGATGAGATTGAAATGTTTGGATCAAACACAGATGAACTTGTGAATGAAATATATTCAAGGTTCCCAGGAACAAAAATATTTGCATATCCAGACCCAGCATCGAGACAGAGAAAAACGTCCGCTGGTGGTAGAACAGATTTAAGTATACTAGCAAATGCAGGTTTTATTGTTAAAGCACCAAACAAACATATGCCAGTAAGGGATAGAATTAACTCAGTAAATTCAATGCTTTGCAATGGTAAAGGAGAGAGACAGATATTGATACATCCAAAATGTAAAAAATTAATCAGTTGTTTGGAGAGACAAATTTACAAACCAGGCACATCACAACCTGACAAAGAAAATGGTTGGGACCATATGAATGACGCACTTGGTTATGGTATCAGTTACTTGTTCCCAATTACAAGGCAGTACACACACAACCAACCACAAACCAATTGGACAGTGAGGATATAACAAATGGCGGACCCATCAGAATTTACAGTAAACAACGATATTAAAGCAGGCAACAACTATGAAAGTTTAGGTGTGCATGAAGAATATAGATCACACTATCCAAGATGGCAATTTTTATCCAAAAGTTATTTGGGTGGTTATGAATTCAAGATGGGTGAATACCTTACAAAGTATGTGTACGAATCAGGTGGTGAATACAACAAACGTATATCCAGCACACCATATGATAACCATGTAAAAAGTATCACACACATTTACAATTCATTCTTGTACAGAAATGAACCAAAAAGAGATTATGGTTCTATTAAAAATAGACCAGAACTACAAATGTTCTTGGAAGATGCAGACTTCGAAGGCAGAACTTGGGACTCCTTCATGAGAGATGTAAACACGTGGAGCACAGTATATGGACACGTGTTAGTATTATTGGACAAACCAAAAACAAATGCAAACACAAGGGCAGAAGAACTTAATCAAATGATAAGACCTTATGCAAACTTGTACACACCAGAAAACGTACTTGACTGGGAATACAAGAGAACAGATTCAGGCACATATGAATTGGTATATCTAAAATTATTAGAAATTGAACAACAAGCATATGGCAGACCTACAAATTACTACGTTAGGGAGTTTACAAAAGACACAGTAATATTGTCCAAAGTAAACACAGAACAACACATCCATACAGAGATCATAGAAGAAATGCCAAATGAACTTGGCAAGATACCAGCAGTTTGGGTGTATGCAAACAGAGGACCAGTAAGAGGTATAGGTGTTTCAGATGTTGGTGATATTGCTGACATGGCAATGGCCATAACAAATGAATGGTCAGAGTGTGAACAATTAATTAGATTAACAAACCATCCTAGTTTGGTTGTTACACCAGAAGTGGACACAACAGCAGGTGCTGGTGCAATTATAAAAATGCCAAATGAAACAGATGCAGGATTAAAACCATACTTGTTACAACCAGGTGGACAAAGCATAGACGGTATCCTAAAAAGTATTGATGACAAGATAAAAGCAATTGACAGAATGGCCCATTTGGGTGCCATCAGGGCGATAGAAACAAGACAGATGAGTGGTATAGCCATGCAGTCGGAGTTCTTGTTGTTGGATTCAAAACTATGTGAGAAAGCAAAAAACTTACAACTAGGAGAAGAACAAATTTGGAGATTGTTTGCACAATGGATTGGTGAAACATTTGATGGCGAAATAAAATATCCAATGGCATTCCATATCAGAGACAGAAACTTGGACATGGATCTATTAAACAAAGCCGCAGTTACACAAAAAGAATCTGCAACTGCTACACCAGAGATCAAAACAATTATTGACAACAAAATAAAAGAACTACTTGCCAAGGACGAGGAAGAATTGGATACAATGATGCAACCACAGTTGAATCTTGAATTACAACATCCACCTATGGAGTCGCCGGAAGACATGATTAAACATATGAGAGAAATGTTAGAACAAGGTTACACGGATGCACAGATTATGGAACTACATCCAGAAATAAAAAACTTCTTTGGAGATAACAATGGCGAAGAGACGACGAGTACCGAAGGACAAGAGTAGCGGTATACCAAAAAAATATCTATCAGGTATCACAGGTAGGCAAAGAACACAACTTGCCAACCTAACCAAACGTATCAGCAAACTAGCAAGAGAAGGCAAACGTATTCCACAATCATTGATTGACAGGAGGGTGAAACTTGGCCAAAGTTAGAGCAAAACCTTTAAGTGCAACAGTTAGGAAAACACTGCGACAAAAAGCAAGTAAAAGTCGTTTTTCAACAGCAACACTCACACAAGTTTATAGAAGAGGACAAGGAGCATTCCTCACAGCAGGATCTAGACCAGGCATTGGTATGAACCAATGGGCAATGGGTAGAGTAAACAGTTTCTTACGTGGATCGAGAAGACATGATCTTGATCTAAGAAGAAAGAAATAACATCAACATGAAACGTTACCACAAACTTAATTACAAAATTACCAAGATTGAAAAACATCTTGATAAACTGATGAAGCAATCAAAACGTAAGGTGAAATGCTGTTTGAAGCATTGGGTTTGTTGGTGGGAAAAACTAAAGGAGGTCATTATGCCAGGTCATACTAAAGCATTCAAGAAGAAAAAACCTATGGCGTCAAAAAGAGGCGGCAGACGTGGTGGCAAAAAAAGAAGAGGTTAATTGGACTGAATACTTTGCGTCCATAGTGGCAGTTTGTCCATGGAGCAAGGCATTTTGGGCCAAACAAAAAATTGACATCCAAAGATGGCGTGGTGAAAAACGTATCACGCCTTTGGGTGATTATGTGGCACGTATGTGGCTACACCCCAACGCAAGTGGCAGGACACTTTGCAACATCCATTACAGATTAAATGAACAACGCACAAATGAGGAATGGTTGTATTCACATCCACAGTACCGAGGTCATTCCACACCAACACCAGTTCTGATACAACAAGACATCACTGTATTAAATAATGCAAGAAAAGGAAAACTAAATGAATCCAAGACTAGTACACAAACATCTGTTGGTAAGAGCTGAAGTTAATTCACCACCATTATACAAAGACAGAGAACTTGTTGACAACAGCATGAAACAATTGATCCAAGACATAGACATGAACATACTGTCAGGTCCACACACCAAATGGAGTGATGTGGAAGGCAACGAAGGATACAGTTCTGTTGCAATTATTGACACAAGTTCAATAACATTCCACAGTTGGAAGAATGGTGTTATACAATTGGATGTTTACAGTTGCAAGGATTTTGCAATTAAAAAAGTTTTTATGTGGTTGGCACAGTTTGATTTGGAAAAAGTTGATTACAAATACATTGACAGAGACCAAGGATTCAAAACACTAGACAACAATGAATTAAGTTGGTGGGACAACAAACACTACAACACCAATTGGCAAGATGAGGTAGTTTACGATTAATGGATAATTTTTTATCAAAGTTTTTTGGAGCCATAGACAAACTAACTGACAAAGTGTTTGGAGTAAAACGTTGCAGTTGTGGACACCGATCCCATTGCAACAAGAAATGTGCAGACTGCAGATGTGAACACTGCAACTGTCCAGTTGAAAAGAAAAAATTTAGAAAACAATTAGAAAAATTAGCAAAAAAAGATCCGTTCATATACAAATAGGAGACACAATGCCAAAACCAAGTCAACAAATGAGAGCAAATGCAAGACGTGCCTTGCGTTTAAGAAATGAGGCACCAGCCAGTCGTAAAGGAATGACACCTGTTGGATTAGCAAGAGCAAATCAATTTGCCAGTGGAGAAAATGTAAGTTTAGCAACTGTAAGAAGAACATTTAGTTTTTTAAGCAGAGCAAAATCATATTACCAGCCAGGCAAGAACACACCAGGCACCCAAGCATACCTAGGTTGGGGTGGCAACGCAGGTTTAAGTTGGGCAAAGAAAATTTTAAAGAAGTAAATGCCATACAAAGGAAAACTAGACGGACAAGCAATTGAAACGTCAGTAAGCATAGCATTGGACAATGCTTACAAAGAATACAAAGAACTTAACAGACGCACAATAGAATGGCAATCCAAACAAAGTGCATTCAAGGCAAGGAAGGCATTAAAGAAGATTAAAGACCTTGCACAACTGAGACGTTTGGAACTTTTAACATTGTACACTATTGATCCAAAACGTCTGCCCAAAACCTAAAATCTATTCATACGTACATTAAACACGTAAATACACAGGTAAATAAACACACAACTCCAAAGGAGGAACTGATAATGGAACAGTATGCAAATCCAGAAGTCAAACCTGCAGAGAACATTGAGGTCAAAGCAGATGACTCTAAAGTTAGTCCAACTAACAACCAATCTCAAGAAGAGGTATCAACACCTAAAACATTTACTCAAGAAGAGTTTAATGACGCAATGGCGGCTGTACGTAAAAAGACAGAATCCAATGTGCTTAAAAAATTCCAAGGAGTAGACGTTGACAAGTATCGTTCTATGTTACAAAAGGAAGAAGAAAGTATCCTTGAGGAACAAAAGAAACGAGGTGAATTTGAGAAGATACTTAAGGAAACTGCTGAAAAGAAAGACCAAAGGATCGCTCAATTACACGCACAGTTGAATTCAATCAAGGTTGATGATTCACTGCTTCAGGCCAGTAGCAAATATCGTGCTATCAATCCGGAGCAAGTCGTAAGGCTAGTCAAAGACCAAGTTAAGTTGAATGAGGCTGGAGATGTTGAAGTTGTGGATAAGAATGGAACTCCACGCTATGCTGAATCTGGAGAACCTTTAACGGTTGATATGTTGGTTAAAGAATTCCTAGATACCAACCCGCACTTTATAAGTGCTGGTCCATCAGGTAGTGGGGCAAAATCAAATACACAAACAGACGGCGTGAAACAAGTTGATATCACCAAGTTGGATATGAAAGATCCAGCACAAAGAAAGATCTATGCTGAGTATAGAAAAACACACGGCATAGGTTAATATTAACACGTTAGACTATAGGAGATAATACAATGGCTAATGAAACTAAACTAGCATCCGGTGGTGTTGATGATTTAGTAGCATCAATCGTAGCGGAAGCACAATTCGTGGCGGCTGAAAGATCTGTGATGAGAAATCTTGTCAAGATGTTTACAATCCCACAAAACAACGGTGGAACGGTATTACAAGTACCAATCTACAGTACACCAGCGGCGGCGGCTGTATCAGAAGCATCTGATCTGTCAAACACTGCTGTAACAACATCCAAAAAAGATATTACACTTGGCGAAGTAGGTGTAATGACTACTGTAACTGACTTGGCGTTAAACTACTCAAAACAAAACGTTATCAGTGACATTGGTAGACTTTTTGGTGAAGCAATCGCTAAGAAAATTGACCAAGACTTAACTGGTTTATTCTCAGGCTTCTCAACTTTTGCATTAGGCAACGCAACTGACACGCAATCAGAAATGACTGCGGCTCACTTATTTGCGGCGGCGGCAAAATTAAAGAATTCTGGAGTACCAGGACCATACTTTGGTGTTTTCAACCCAGCGTCAATCTTCAACATGAAGAAAACTATGACTTCAACATTCATACCGCAAGGTAACACAGGAGTTGTCAACGCGGCAATGACTGAAGGTTATGTTGGAAGAATAGCAGGTATCGATATTTTCGAAACTTCAAATGTTGTGGCTGACTCGGCTACATCTGCTGTAAACGGTGTGTTCTCAAGAGACGCACTTGCAATGGCAATGGGCTCAGACTTGAAAATTGCTACTCAAAGAGATGAATCTTTAAGAGCTACAGAAGTTGTTGCAACGGCTGTATACGGTGTGTCAGAATTACATGACTCATACGGTGTACAAATCCCAGTAGACGCAACTATATCATAATAATTGATTGGAGGTTTATACCTTCGCTCAATTTACAAAAAGGGCGGCCCAGTGTCGCCCTTTTTTATTAGTGCTTAACACATAGGCACAGGCAATAAATAAGTTTCAGCAAGAAGGACTTGCACTCACTTTAACAGGAGGACTTTAAGTGGCTAACTTTACAACAGATGCAGACCTAGAACAATACGAGCCTGACATCAAAAACTTTGGAATCCAAGATTTTTCGGATCTCCACGCACTATCAACAGCAGACGTAAAAAGAGACATTGAAATAGAATGGTGGCCTAGAGCCAACTATGGTAGATACGATCTATCTGCTGGTACTACAACAACTTTCGAAGACAGTTTGCTTGTGGACAGCCAATGGACAAGATGTGCAGTGTACCATGTACTGGGACATTACATCTACCCACGTCTAAGCACGTTCTCTCCAGAAGGTGATGTATTCAGAGAAAAAATGGCTTATTACAGACAAGAATACAAAACAGAATTTGACAAAATTTTAAGAGTAGGAGTCAAGTACGATTTTGATAGTTCAGGAGATATCTCAGTAGGAGAAGATAAACCCACGCACTTCAATCGTCTTGTAAGATAATTGAATGAGTGCAAGAGAAAACATCGCGATTGATATCGTTGAACAATTAAAAAATATGTCCAAGCCGGGAGCAGTCTTGGTAACAAGAGAATTTTTTGATTTTGAAAAACTAGCAATAACACAATTTCCAGCAATACTTGTAGTAAGTGGCAATGAAGACAGAGAAGACATCAGTATGTCTGAAAGACAAGGCACACTTGAGATAGAACTGAGATGTTTTGTCAGAGGCAGTGAACTGGACACAGCAAGAAATAACTTAATCGAAAAAATAGAAGAAGTGTTAGAAATAAGCAGGGACAGAGATATCACAGTCAACAACACTGCAACACACTACGTACAATCATCAATTACTAACATAGAAGTCATTGAAAGACAACAACCATTGGCACAATTCAATGCAACACTTACAGTGACTTACGTTTACAAGAGAGGTAATCCATAATGTCAATACAAATGTATGATAAACAAGGGAATTCTAAAATAGTCGACAACCCACAGGTTCAAGACCATTTGAGATCAGGCTGGAGATTTAAAAAACCTGCTGTGACTGAAAAGCCACAGGAAGAAATCCAAACTAAACCTAAACCAAGAACAAGACAAAGGCGTATGCGAATATTGAAGGCAGACGCTGAAGTCATTAACAACAACAAAGAGGAGGAATAGAAAATGGCTACAAACACAGCAGTCTATTCAGGAACACAAGGAGTCGCACATTTTGACGTGGGCGGTTCTGTAACACCAGTGGCTTCCATTATATCTTTTTCTGTGTCACAAACAGGTGATGCGATTGAGACTTCAGCAATGGGATCTACTTCAAGAACTTATCTACCAGGACTAACAAACTTTACTGGTTCAATGAGTTTATACTTCAGAGACGACGATGCGGCACAATCTGCATTGTTTTCAGCACCAGGAGCCGCGGCGGCAACAGTAGAACTGTTTCCATCAGGCAGAACAACAGGTGTTAAACTATCTGGAGAAATAGTCGTTACGTCACACGAAATTACAGCGGCGAACGATGGGGCAGTTACGGCGGAAGTATCTTTCCAAGGATCTGGCGCTTTAACTAAATCAGACCTTTAATATTTTATAATATGACAAAGGTTACCTTTAATGCAAAATCTCTCACGAAAGCGTTGGAGAAATCTATTGAAAAGATTTCAAAAAGCATTAGTGAGGAAGTGCTTAAAGGGGTCAGACGTAGATCACCAGTGCGTTCAGGCCTGTTCAAAAGAAGTTGGCGTATGAGTGGAGGTAAGAACAAAT